GGTAACGGGACGCATTAATAGACAAATTATAGAATACATTGACTCTATGGAGAAAAAAGCTAAACAGATGAAGTTTGTAAAAGATTTAAAAAAAGAAGTTGAAACTGGCAAGCATGGTACACAAAAGTACGTTGTAAAGCAAGGTATTAACAAAGGTAAAATATTATGACAGAGTTAGTGGTAGCCCTACTTATGATTATTAATGGAGAGATCAAGGAGGCACGTATCCAAACTTCGATGTCCGAATGTTTGAAAGGGTCACGTGTAGCTAAACGTCAGTTAAAACCTGATGGAAAAGTTAAGTACCAGTGCATAAAATCTATGGCGGAATTAGAGTCAAATATTGATGGATCAAAGTCTATTAAAAAACTTATCCTAGAGTAATGGAAAAAAGAAATAAGGCACGTAATCCTATTGCAAAACAACTTAGACATTTTAAACAAAAAGTGATAAAGAATAAGAAAGTATATGACCGGAAAAAATTTCAAAATACAAGCAGAAGTAGTTAACGGTAAATGTCCAACATGTGATGAACTCACAATGTTAGTTGGACTTACAGCTGAAATGTATAGATGTATGAATTGTGGTGCAGATTTAGAACAACATGTAAATGGTAAAATAAGTTATCTTCCTGTTATATCAGGGATCAAGGACCACAAACCTCATGTTAAGGATTGGTTAGAATAAGTTTTAACTATGTCTAAAAAAAAAGGTACATTTGGAGTCTCTACAGCCCCTCGTGATAAGCCTAGAAAACGGCCAGGACGTCACAAAAAAAGCCCAAACAAACATGAAAAAAGAATGGGAAAATATCGTAGAAAGTAGTTGACAGTAATCCCTAAAGATCCTATATTTAAATAAAAGAAAGGATATATGAAAACAGTAACAATAAATGTTGAAGGCGCATCACAAAGTCAATGGTCTACATTTTTATTAGAATTAAATTTAATGAAAAAAGCGTGGAAAAGATATGGTGTTGATGCAACATTAAAAGCACCTAGTATTAAAAAAATAATAACATTAGGTACTACTAACGCAGAAACAATTAGAAAAAATAGACAAAGCGGTAGATAATTATAATAAACTTATAAAGGAGTTTGTAAGTGGACTTGATATTAATAAACGACGGGTTATTTCAATTGGTAAGTGTAACAAAAGAAATGATGAAAAATGTTACGTTATTAGATAAAATCGATTGTTTTGAACTGTGTGACATACTTAGAATATATCTAACCACGTATCACGAACCACCGTTCAACGTGCATGTAATGAATGATGGCACTGGTAATTTAATGGGTTGTCTTTGTAGATAAACCTATCCCAAAGAGAGAGAAAATAGGATAGGTTATTATGGTGAGAAGATTGACCCCTAACACAAATTCTATTTAATTTCAAATAATATTTTGAGGGGTGCAATAAAACTTAACAAACATACCATGTTTGTTAATCTCTGTTCTGCCAATTTCTTTCATTTTTTCCATAGATTCTTCATAGCCAAACATTAAACAATCATATTGGCTGTTAAAAGTTTCAGGCCATTCATATTCAGGCATACAAACTTGTTGTACTTGTGAACAAATAATTAATGCTAATACAAATTTCATACTTGACAAATCTCCTACATATCCTATATATTGCTCATAATTAAATGAAAGGAAGTCATAATGACTGATATAACTAAATATAGAAATGTTTCACTTACACACGAAACATACAAGACATTGATACAGTTGTCTAAGGTATTATTGCCCGATGCAACATTATCTATAAGTAAGACCATTGAATCAATTGCAAATGAGAAAGCGAAGAAATTAAATGGTAAAATTAAAAAAAGCTAAAGTAACAGTAACTATTTGCCCGACGTGTAAGGGCAACGGTTATTTAAAAGTTGGAACAGAGTTTGGTGAAACAGTACATCAGTGCTGGGATTGTGATTCGGAGGGAGAGTTCTATGAAACAACTGATATGGGTTGGATTGATGATGGTACTTCTGACAGCGTGCACTAGCACAAAGTTTGATGGCTTTGATCCGACAACTACAGCTCTAAGATGGATTATAACAAATGATGCTAAATAAAAATTTTACAGGTAGAAAAGGACGAGCTCCAGGTGAAAAAAAATGCTACGCGCTAAACACCTCTGGAGGTTACATATCGGGATTCGTAAAACATACCCTGAGTATTCGAGCCTTTGGCGACCCGTTAGTACGTGCACGGAAAGCGGGCGTTTGATGATAGGTTTATTTTTTATAGGCATTGTATTTTCAATTATTATACTGGCCATACTAATACATGTGAGGAAATATGATTCCTGATGTAGATAAAGCGTATATCGCAGGACTATTTGATGGTGAAGGATCAATACACTTTAAACGTGGACCAGAAAAGAAAAAGAAACACAAAGGTGGTGGTTATAGAATATCTAATAGTTTAAGATTGTCTATGGAGGTAACGATGACTGATCAATCTGTTCTGATGTGGCTCCACGAAGTCTTAGGTGTTGGTACATTAACTGATAAACCTAGAAAAGGTAGACGTGTTGATGGTACTAAATATTTAAAACAATATAGATGGCGTTGTACATTTCGTGATGCGTATTATGTTTGTTGTTTAATTTGGCCTTTTGCACATACTAAATTACCGAAGATACAACAAGTGATCGAACACTATACTAAACAAATAGCTGATGGTAAGGTAATTGATTTAAAATTATATAAGGAAAACAGAAATGTTCGATAAATATATTTATGAAGGTTTACATTTTATTATGAAATGGTCAGGACAAATTAATTCTTGGGCATGGCGTAGACATGCTAAGATATTAAGAACTAAACAAAGCAAGGACATGGAAACTTTGATCAGGAATCAAGAGAACAGTGCCTATCTTGAAGAGTTAAAAAGAAAATTATGAATCAGAAAGTAAATATACAAATGTTTAACTGGGGACCATGCGTTATCCGTATGAAGATAAGTAATACTTTTAAAGAATTACTTATATCTGAAAGTAAAAAAAATAAGATGGATTTTAGAGACAAATTAGCAGGGATCATGGACCACGAAACAGGTTATGGGGAAGAGTCGAAGAAGATAATACTTCCTCAGTTATCTCAATGTTTAGGTGTATACAATCAAGCTTATGAAAGATATGTTATGAAACCTTTTGACAAACAACCAGAATATGTGTTGGCTTCTCTATGGATCAATCATCAAAAACGTAATGAGTTTAACCCACCACACGATCATGATGGTAAATTATCTTTTGTAACTTATCTATCTATTCCTGAAAAATTAAAAAAAGAAAACAAAGAATATACTGGTAAGAGTTGTGGTCCTGGAGGTATACAGTTTATCTATGGTAATGGACCTAGAGACTGTGTTACTATTTATTCTATCTTTCCTGAAGAGAATGATATGTTTATCTTTCCTGCATGGTTAAAACACTGGGTAGCACCGTTCAAGTCTAACGTAACACGGATCTCGGTTAGTGGTAATGTCCACGACTCTGCACCACTAAATAATATAATTGATTTTAAATCAGAATACTTAAAGAAAAATAAATGAATAAAAAATTTAAATATGACGGTAAGTCTAGACCTAGTAATGAAACATATAAAAAACGTTGGTTTGAAATCTTTGGTAAAAAAGAAGAAGACGAATTAAAAGAAAGTTACGAGCAGTCAAAGCGTAATAGATCGGAGCGTACACATGATGAGTGATGAAGATATAAAGGAATTCCATAATATTGGTAAAGAAAAAAATATAAAAAAGAGTAATAAATACAATTATATAGAAGGAAAACAGATTACAGATGAAGAATCTGGAACTAGAGTTTATGAAGTAAATAATTATAGACTTCCAAGTGTGACTACGATATTAGGAGCCACCAAAAATCAACAATTTCTAAAAGAATGGAAGGCTAAAGTTGGAGAACAAGAGGCAGAACGAATTAAAAATCTTAGTAGTAGGCGGGGCACAGCCATGCATAAATTCCTCGAACATTATGTTACAGGAGTTGGCTACGATGATCTTACAGAGATCGGACAGAAGGCGAAAACCATGGCCGATAAAATTGTGGAAGTGGGTCTTGCACCTGTTTCAGAATACTATGGTTCGGAAGTTACATTACATTACCCGGGTTTATATGCGGGCTCAACAGACCTTGTTTGCTTACATAACGATATGGAAACTATTGTTGACTTTAAACAAGCCAACCGTCCGAAGAAAAAAGAATGGATTGAAGACTATTACCTTCAGATTGCAGCCTACGCCATGGCACACGACTACGTCTACGGCTCCAGTATACGTCAAGGAGTTATCATGGTATGCACGCCTGACTTATATTACCAAGAATTTAGGATCACGGACCATGAATTAAGGACCTGGAAACATAGGTTTTTGAAAAGATTGGACATGTATCATGACCTAAAATTTGATGAGAAAGAAAAAATTAAACCAATGAAAGCAGAAGACTTTGATAACAAGTTAAGTATGCAACAATTTATTAACTTAACAAAACCAAAAAAGGAGAAATAAGATGAAAGTAAAAAGAAAAATACATGGTTATTACTTTGATGGTTATAAGTCATGGATTATGTATGAAGATGAACATGGCAAAATAATAATGAGGAGATGGAATGATAAATAATATGTTATTTAGAACTCTTCTAAAAAGATATGAAGCAGAAATAGAAGACGCACTATATAAAATAGGTGCATTAGATGAACATAATATAGTCATACCAGAGCATATAGATATTACAGGAGAGGTAGACAAACTATTAGAGAAGATAGCTAGTGCTGAAGACAAGCTAGCAGCCATGAGAAAATACTCTCTCAAAGAGGAAAAAAATAAAACAATTCTATAGGATAATCAAGTGTCGAAACAGGTATCGCAAGGGTATCGAAGGGGTATCGAAGGTATCGACATTTTTAGAAAAAAGTGCGACAGAAGTATACAGATTATGGCTGAAATGTGGCAAATGCCATAATTTGGCCACAAAGCTTCGATACCTTCGATACCTGTTCGATACCATTTCGATACCCAGGTATCGAAGCTACTATTCAAGTATACCAACAGTTATAGCTCAAAAACACAAAGTTCGATACCTATTTCATTTTTTTTCTTTCAGCGCAGTAAAAAAAATAATTTGTCATATAGGTATCGAAAGTCTAAAAAGGACCCATGCCTAGGAAAAGAAGAAAAAGAATTGCAACTGAAAGTGCTCCCGAGATACCTTATCCGAGAGTCAGAGTGGAGTGGATTGATTGTGTCAGTGACTCTGGCTGGGCTACAGACAAAGAGTTTGACAAGATGAAGTTAGCAAGACCAGTCAATGAAGGTTGGTTATATTCTAAAGATAAAAAATCTATAAAATTATTTGCGTCTTACGATAAAGATGAAGATGGTATTACTTTTGGGGATCGGACGATGATACCTCGTCAGTGGGTGAAGAAGGTTCAGAAGATATAGGTTGTGGAGTCACATTTATTAACTGCCCGTAATCGTCTAGTATCTGTTTCATTTTTGCTTCTAGCTCTTGTTCTGACAGGTCCTCTAGTTTTCCTGTTTTTATTATTTTTCTATCTATGTACAATCCTGCTGCTTTGCCTCTGTTTGCTTCCGCATTCACTGCTGAAGAGAATGATCCCTTCTTTAAAGCGGCTTCTCTAAGTCTACCAAGTTCTGCAATGTGTCCTTCATAAGTCACTTCATGTTTTCTAATTCTTTCTTCTCGTAACTGACCTAAATATTTTACAACAAGTGGTGATAGTCTTGGATTGCAAAGTTCAGAACCCTCTTGTCTAGCTCTTTTTGGACTATACCCAGCAGCTATAGCTGCTTCTGTTTGTGTCATTGGTCCATCAGGTCCACCGAATACTAAAAACTCTGCGAACCTTTGTTGCATTTCTGTTAATCTTTTTGGAACACCCATGTTGACTTTTTAAGGTAACTATCCTATATTGTCAATAGATGAAAGACAAACGCACATACACACATTTAAAAGAACATGGAGAAGATATAACTCATGAGAATGAATTTAAAGTATCTGCAAAAGAAGATAGAGGCCCTTTAGATTTAACTAAACAAATAGATGGTCTAAAACTTACAATACAAATGTACCAACAAATTTTAAGGGATGCACAAAGACAAATTTATTATTGGAAGAAATTTTCTTATGAAGATGAAAAAAATAAAAATCTCTTGCAAGGTTATAAAAAAGTGATACAGGATTTGTCAGCAAAGTTAAGACAAAAAGATTCATGAGAGTACAAGACTTACAGTTGTTTCTTGGTAACTTTACAAAGGGTAGCGACGCAGTAAAGAACGCTGTCATTTATGTAGAGATAAAAGGAAAGCTGCACGAGATCAGAAGAATGGAAGTGCACGAAAACGCAGTTCCAATCATTGGTCAACCAGGTCATACTACACATAGGTTAGTTATGAAAACCGAGAAACCTTCTAAGCTTATCTTGCCAGATAAACTTCAGAAGGACTATTAATGAATGACAATGTTACTTTAAAAAAACTGTGGGACCAGAGCGTAAATTATACCAAAAAATTAAAAAACATTTTAATGATATTTCGCTTATTAGACTTGAAAATAATAGCTTACATGGTACTCCCGATCTATTGGCTTATAATAATTCTGGCCACTTTTTCACTATCGAACTGAAAGTCACTTCGGGGAACAAGATTAAATTTTCACCACACCAAATAGCCTTTCATGTTAGGCATCCTAAGAATAGTTTTATTATGGTAGAGGCCCTTGGTCAAAGGTCCGTGAAACTTTTTCGTGGTTCACGCATCATGGAGCTTGACGCTTGTGGCTTTAAGCTTGACGCTTGCAGCGAAGGGCTTGACGCTTGCCGCTTGATGCTTCAGGAGCTTGGGGCTTGACGCTTGGTGCTTGAAGCTTGACCTGGTCCGAATTTGAGACCGAGCTCTTGAGCTCCGGTTGGGTCTCTTTATTACGCTTGCGTAATTCTTTATAATACTTTGGATGTCTGAACATATCAATGTTTTCCATATGATATAGTTTTAATTTCAGGATTCCAGCATTGTCGACAGCTGCCACAATGTCCGAGATCTAAATCTTTTTTTGTTTCTTTTGTCATTGTTTCAAACTCTTCTAAGCTGTGAATAGTGCCGGCCTTATCAGTTCTGAAGGCTGCGCAATTGTTTGAACTGTGTGCGCTGGTCACCTCTGAGCTGTTAGGCCACGACTGAGGCGCCCGCTGGTCTACCATGGGCGCACTGAATCGTATGACTAAATTGTTTGGCTTATCCTG